AGTCTTTACATGCTTTTTCTGTCTTGGCGAACTCTTCTGGCGGCTCTTGAAAGTGGATCATACACAAGCCATCTTCGCTGTATGCTGAGCAAGTATGGCAAAATTCCGGCCTCCGCCTCTCCTCATAGTCAATCAATATCTGCGGTTTCGTGTGCCTTGGCATTCCAGCTTACTCCTACAATATCAAAGAATTTACCATTCCTTTTAAACTTTAAATGTTTTGGCGGTTCGCATCTGTTTAACTCTTTTGCCATGTCCTCTAACGGAGTGTGGCCGAATATGTCTGATTTGCAGCCGGAATGCCTCCAGTAATTATGAAGAGTATTAGTCGCTCTTTCTCCAGCTATGCCGCCATGTAAGACGCATAGATATTCATCTATTGGTTTGTCTGATAGCGAACCATAATACCGAACTTTAAGCATGGATTTTCCTGTCTTTCTGCTTACATGTTCCATCCACTTCCAGCTAGTTACCGTCATCTCTTCAGGCTCTATACCCATAATATCATCACTATAAAGCTTTGGAGTTGGCTTAACTTTCTCTTCTATCTCAAACTCATTACCGCATGTAGGGCATTTCCTGGCTGATAAATGGACTAATTCAAAGCAACTGGTGCAAGCCTTAACGGGTGACTCTCCCCCGCCCTCCCCCTTCTTATCTGGCGTATTTACATTAGTAATAGGTCCATGCTGGCGAACCGCGCCAGCGAAATCTAACACTAAACAATGGTCCGTATGTGACTTGGGGCGCAATCCACGGCCAGCCATTTGAACATATAAAGCCGGTGACATGGTTGGTCTTAGCATGGCGACTAAATCAATATCAGGATAATCAAAGCCCGTTGTCAAAACATTGGCGTTTGTTAACGCCCTAAGTTCGCCAGATTTGAATCTGGCTAACATATCCTCACGCTGTTTTTTAGTTGTCTTTCCTGTTACGCAATCAGCACTTATACCCCTAGCTATTAATTCGTTCTTAATATGCTCAGCATGTTCCACGCCAGCACAAAAGAAAAGCCACGCTTTACGATCTTCACCCCTAGCTATCACCTCCTCAACAATGGCGGCGTTAATAGGATCTGTATCAACAGCCTTTTGTAATTGGCTTTCTATAAACTCACCACCACGCTTTTTAACGCCTTTGGTATCAAGCTTGGTCGTAGTTAGCTTACTTCTGAGTGGTGCTAAAAATCCCCTATGAATCAATTCCTCTATAGTGACTGGCTCTATTAGATCATCAAATATGGCTGGTTTATCCGTAATTAGGCCATGACCAAGGCGAAAGGGTGTGGCGCTATAGCCAATAATTCTCATGCTTGGATTGATAGCTAAAAGCTCGTTTAGGAAGTTTCTATATCCGCCTTCATCCTTATGGTTAACCAAATGACATTCATCAATCACAACCAGGTCAATATGACCAACTTCATTAGCCTTGTTTCTGATCGACTGAATGCCTGCAAAGGTAATTGGCTCGCCTAGTTCTTTTTGCCCAACGCTTGCCGAGTAAATCCCCATTGGAGCACCAGGCCAAAGTGTGCGCATTTTCTCTGCGTTTTGCTCTATAAGCTCTTTCTGGTGCGTTAGCATTAAAACTCTTGTTTCAGGCCAGCTTTTAACGGCGTTCTGGATCAATTCGGCAATCACAACACTCTTGCCGGCCCCAGTTGGTAAAACTACACACGGATGCCCTTTATTGCTCCTCATCCATGAGTAAAGTTCATCTATGCTTCTTTGTTGATAGTCTCTGAGTTTCATCCGATAATCTTCCCGTCAAACTCTTTTTTTATTGTGTCAATATCATCTAGTCCGCAAGCGCTAGGATTGATTAGGATCTCTTGGCTTGAGTACCCATTAGGACCATTAAGAACTTTGCGCCCTTCTATAATATAAAAAACCTCTTTTCCGTCTTCAGTTTCTTCTGTTTGCCAAGGTACTAAATCAGGGTGCAATACGTGAGATTGACAGCCTTTTAACTGGTACTTGTAAGGAATTCCATCCGCTTCAAATAACTCGCAGCGCCAGGTTGAATTTTTGAGCGCTGTTGAGTGTGCGCATGTTCGACAATTGACCTCTTTTGTTGTTTTTCCAACGTGGCAAAAGTCGTGGGCATCACAAAAACGACACTCAAACCAAGTTGAATCGGTGCTAATTGGCGCTGGTAGTCGGTCCTCAAGCGGGATTCTTTTACCTTTATCTATATACTTTTTAGCCAATTCCTTGTCGTATTTAACTCGCTCTGTATAGATTTGGTCATTATCTTTACATACCGCCAAGTAAAGCGCCCTATCCAGCTTTAGGCCAGCCATGTAGACTTGCATTTGCGCATAGTGGACCGGCTTTGATTTCTCTACACCTTTTTTTACCACGTCATCAAAGCTCTTTTTAGAGTGAGTTTTGAACTCTGCTACGTGTTTTGTGTTTGGCGCTTCAGGTAATCCTGATTCAATAATGCCATCGATAGAGCCAGAAAAATGACAATCAAAATTAACTCTTGCCTGACTCCCTCCGGTGGAGTGAATATCTACGCCAATTGCTCTCAAGTCTTGAACAATCCAGTTTTCCTCATGGTGGCCACGCCTAAAAATGCGCAACACGCGACCAGGAAAGCTAGGAATAACGGCCCAACGAAATGAAAGCCACAGCCAGCGCTCGCAAGAATGACCGATTTGTGAAGCGCCCAAATGAGGACGCGGGTTCTCTTTTCTTGATTCGTGGGCTTTATCGATTAGTGAGGCCGTGCTGTGTATTCGGTCTGGTAGTTTAGTCATCTGCCAAAGCCTCCTTTTTCTTTTTCTTTATTTCCAGATACTTACCGTAAGCATCGCTTTTTGGTTGAGTCATACCTAAACCTTTGCACCACCAATCATTTCTAAGTAGAACTTTACAAAGCCTTCTCCACGATGGAACCCAGTGTTTATTTTCAAGTTCTCTCGGTGCGCTATCTGGTAGATCTCCATGATAACCTCGCTTTCTCCAGCCCTGAATATGAGCTTTGAATCTAGCAACGTAGTGATCTCTACTTACTTCTGGTAATGTTGATAACAGAAGATTGCAAAACGATTTGTACGTATGACCTTCTGGCAGTGTTATCTTGTTATTACCAGTTACGTTGCCAGTCTCTTTGATATAAAGCGATCCGCTGTTAGCTCCGTTCACTCTTGCAACTATCCTGTACCAAGTTTCAGGCTCTAAGATGTGATATAACCATAAACCTTTTCTTTGGTCGTCCCCGTATGGTTGGCATAGTCGCTGGTGTCCTAGTGGTAATCCAGCCTGGTGCATTAAATCGTAAGTCTTGTTATAACTATTACCCGTCACTCTATTGTAGATCCAAATATCCTGAGTCTTCCAATCGTATATCGGATAGATGTTATATAAGTTGTCTTCAACCTTTGTTGTCCATCTATGACCGTCAACCGTCTCTTTATCTGCGATGGCGATTGTTCTAAATCGGTTCAAGCTCTCATCGCAACGTATACCCACAAAAGCAGCAGTAGGTTTATCTCCACCGTACCACTCTCCAAACATAATAATAAATTCTTCAAACTCTAAGCCTGGCACAAAGAATGGGTAATCGTCTGGCTTTGACCTCACCCCCTTGTACTTTGGTAAAGGTCTAACCCAATCCTCTTTTCTTTCTGGATCCCAGCACGTCCAAGTTGGCTGGTAATTACTAACAGCATTCCTCAGTTTCATCGGTAGGCAGATCCAGTGAAGGTCAATGTTGTCATTGTATTTGTCGAACATTTCTTTCGCGTGGTCAGATGTGTTTTTGTATTGAGCTTCAAAATCAATCAACATTACACCTACAATTCGGTTTCGTTTAATAGCCTCTTCCATAACAAGGTGGAACATCACTGAACTGTCTTTACCACCAGAAAAGCTAATAAAGATGCTCTCAAACTTGTCGAACGTGTAAGAGATTCTTCTTTTTGCTGCATCCAATACATTTACATCTGTATATCTTTTGAGTTCCATTTCACACCTCAATAAATGTTTGCTGAAGTTTTAGATTGAGCACTTTCCCAGTCAAGAGCATGTCGACCGTTCTTTTCGAGCCAAATATTCAGATATTCTAAAGCCTTTCTGTCTGCTGCTTCTTTTTGCTCATCCGTCAGCAAGTTATAACCGCCACAAAAACGAGAAGGTATTCCAGTCTCAATACAAAGAGATGCTTGACCCAGCCATGCTATGCGGTTCATTTTTTCATTGGTTAAGTAGTGCTCACAAGATAGCTTCCATTCTGAAATCACGCGCTTCAGCGCTTTATCGAACCTTGGTATATCCGCTAGAAATTCTCGATATTTCTCCTGACAATCATCCGTACTCATTCCTTTTGGTGGCTTGTCACCATAAAAACCGGCAGGATAGCACTCCCAGAGATGCCATTCATGAAAAACTCTGTCGCTTTTGGCCTGCTCAACATCATTCCGAACATCTTCTTCATCAAGTACACTGATTTCATCTTCAGACATAATCACAGCCTCCCATGACTTAGAAAAATCATCATTGGAGAATACTTGCGTTAATCCAGTGATCTGACAAAGCCTTAACACCTCATCCTGATCCATACCTAATTCTTTGGCGATACGGTTATCACTCCAATTACGCTTTTTAAGCTCTATAACGATGTCTGACATCGACTCAACCGAATGCTTACCTCTTGCTCTGTTGTGTCTGATTGTCGAAGCCATTCGATCATTTAATCCTGACTGACCGTCATTTATAACCACTAAAGGAAGGTAGCCATGCACACGCTCATTGATTACATCACACTCTTTACCTACGCGATGCCTATGGAAGCCATCAACAACCTCAAAGCCTTCGTTCTCCCAAGATACTATTGGTTGAGTATAGCCATCATTTTCTATAGATAATCTTAATAGTTCCATTTCTGGAGGGGCGACACTGTTAGGGTTGTAGTCGTTAGCTTTGACATTTGTATTTGCTACCCATTTCACGCAATCAACCGGCTCATTCTTAAATGGACTAAGCTTATGTAAAGCTGCTCTTATTTCATTGATTGACTCAACCTGCTCGCCAATATCTAAGCCTTGAAACTCTTCGGTTAGTGAGTTATTTATTAGTGCTACAATTTCTTTATAAAACATTACATTCCCCTTATTTATTTAGCCCCCGAGGGGGCTAGATTCAAATTATTACTGCGCCCAAGGAGCCGCGCCACCAGCTTGAGCTGTTTGCTGTTGAGGCGCTGGCGCACTCATGCCAGTGCTCATTGGCGCGCCGCCTTCTAACGCTTTAAAGCCTTTCACATCGTTAGAATCGCCATACTCCTCAGACTTTCTAATTGATAGCTTAATGCTTAGCGAGCCGCCTATTAATTGATCAGTGTCCTGTAAGCTGGCCAAACCAATAGAGCGCATTAGCTCGCCTAGTTGCTGATGTCCAATTTCTTCAGCCTTTGGATTTGGGTTACGAATATTAATATTTCCAAACACTACTCGCCCTTGATGAGTTGGTCCGGTCACATCGTATTGAACGGCGATATATTGACCTGTACCCGCTTTAGTGTCTTTCAGTTCAGCGCCTTTAATATTCACTTGATACCAGCCAGCCGGTAA